GGGTGCAGCGATACCAGCCGTTGCCTACTGCTGTGATCGTTCCAGTAACAGCGCTCCCCAACGCGCCTAGCGCGCCAGACGAAATGTTAAAAAACGACCTAGTATTGGCCGCGTCAGCTTCGAGGCACAGCCACCCACGCCCCGAAGGCTTGGCGTAGATTGACAACGTATGAGTTCCGCTGGAAACGCCGGAAGCAATGTATGCAAGGTGCGTATTGTTGGAGGTATCCTCAACCAACTTGTCAGCGTCCGCCGTACCGTCTGGCGAAGTCGTTGCGTTTGCAGTGACTGATGCTCGCGCCTTTATCCAAGCGGCATTGTCGAACTGCTCGCTATAGGTCAGCAAATTCGTCCGCTGCTCTTCAATCAGCAGCCCTTTTGGCGCCAGCGTCGCAGGGTCATAGTCAAACCTAGGCAAGTTAGCATTAACAACTTCTATTAAACCGCTGCTGTTAACGCGAGTTGCAGTGTTCAGCGCGCGCGTTACTGTTACGCGAGGATCAAGTGCAGCAGTAGTGAAATCCAACGCAAGGCGCGGAAGAACTCGCTCTGTTGCGGTCGGAGCGTATGCTGGCGTAATCATATCGCAGGCGCTCCTTTAGGCTACCGAATAGAACCCACCGCCATGTATCATGGTGGTGTTTGTAAGCAGGTTGTTCGCAAGCGGATATGTCATTGATGATGCCGCTGCGGTCAAATGGCGGAAATAGCACTGCGTTGATGCCTCATGCGTGCGCAACGACAGATTGACTACGTTAATCCCGAGATTTTCAAAATCCGAAATGAACGCGCCCCCAGCGCCGCGCTGACCCGCAATGGTAAAAGGTAAACCAGACAAAATAGCTTCAGCTGTCACCGTTCCTTTATTAATCAGTTTTACTGCAAAGGTGAAATAGACGGTCTTACCAATCTTGAGATAATAGCCTTGCTGATAGTCGTAGGTCTGACCAGACGTACCCGTGTCGCCGCCCAAAACCGGCGTCCAAGTGCCTTCTTCGTAATCATCAAGAGTGTTCGGGTCTGACGACAGAATAGGTACCGCAGGAAAGCGGATAGAGTTGGTTGCGCCCAGACCAGATGAAAACTGCTTAGAAAGCCCTGCGTTGACGTAAGGCGTAGCGCAAGCGTCAAAGACATTATTAGTAACCTGCCAATTTTCGATGCTGCCGCTGGCAAGGTTTAACCCCGTGGTAGATGTCGCTCCAGGGATGATGGTGATAATGTTGTTGTCAATGACGCCTTGGTTATATGAGCAATTCGGGTTGTAGATGAATGTGCCGTTGCTGCTCAACCCAAAGTGATAGCAGTCTTGGATGCGGAGGTTGTAGTTGTAGTTTGACGGACCAGCCGCGACATAAATGTCCGCTTGCGTGCCAGACGCACTTTCAGCATTTCTATAAAAAGAGCAGCGCGTGATGCGAATGCCTTGGCTGTTGTCGGCATAAATCGCAATATCTTCATTGAACTCAAAATGGCAGGTATCGAGCGTCAGGTTGTTTTCGCCACCTGTTACCCAAATGCCATAAATGTTTTGCTCCATGCCAGTCTGGCGGATTGTCGCCTGATACATGAACGCGCCAAATTCCACACCTTTGTAAAACTGGCTAATGCTGCTGTTTTCACAAACAAATCCTCCAGCTTTAATTGCGTTGAATACCTTTAAGCCAATGTTTGAGCCGCCTTTAACGCCACGAATAACGCAATTGCGAACAGTTGTCCCAACCCAGCAGCTTTCAAGACACACACCTGAACCACCCAACAAGTTCTTATTCAGAATAGTCAGGTTTTCCAAAATGGTTTGTTCTGGTGCATTTCGCAGGTAAATTGCAAATCCAGATGTCTCGACAGAAATGCTTAGATCGCGCAGGCGAATACCACGGTTGCTATAGCCAGCCCCACCGTCACAGGAAATAATGTTACCTGATGCCTGAGTTGAAACAAGAACAGACCCCCTGTAAATATCATTTTCAAGGTTAAATTCGCTGTTATATGCCTCCCCGAAAATCTCAATTCCGCCATGCTGTTGCGGAAGCGTCAAATCAGTAAATAGATATTGACCAGCAGGAACGAAAATAGATTTTCCGATAGGCGCTGCATAATTGATGGCATCTTGAATGGCGGTCGTATCATCTGCAACGCCATCGCCAACCGCACCGAAGTCTTTGACTGAAACATATTGCTGAAGTTTGTCTGCAACTGTAGTGGCGACCGAACCAAGAAATCCCGGCTCGTACGACACAACGTTTGCGTCTGTCGCGCCGATGTTGATCTTTGAAAACTTAACAACGGCGCCTTCGTGCAGGCCCGACACAAACGTCACGCTGGTGGCGTTGGTTTCAATGTATGAATTGTTGACGACCTGATTGACGCCGTCGATGTACACCGCCAGCGTATTCGTGCCGGGGTTATACGCCATGGAGTTGAGCACAAACAGCGTCTGGCCAGCGGTGGCCGTCTGCACTTCGGAAGAAGCATCGGCGGTGCCCGTGGTGTATCCGTAGATGTTATCCCACGTCCCCAGCAGAATGCTGGTCGGGGTTTCCAACACAAACTTGTACGGTTCGCCGCTGGTCAGCCAAATCTCTCCGCCGCTCGGAACGCGGCCAGAGCTGTCGAGGATGATCGGGTTGGTGTGCGGGACATTCCCCGACGAGCTAGTATACGTCGCCTTCGGGGTGGTCGTGCTGGCCGCGTAAGAGTACAGCTTTCCGCCAGCCAGCGGGACGCCATTGTTGTCGAAGAACTGTGCGCCTGCACCGCCGAGGGTGGAAAGATCGACCGCCATGTATTAAACCCCGAGGTTGCCAGCCGCCACAAAGGTATTAGCGACCGGGCAGATAAGCGAAATGACAGCGTACTGGCCCATCGTGCTGAACAGCGACGAGTAGGACACCAGCGTCTGTCCGTTGGCGGCCACAGTGACCTTGCCGGCGCCGCCTTGGACGATAGTGCAGCTAAATCCAGCCCCAAGCCCTGCGGCGCAGTTGATTGTAACGGCCGAACCGCTGGTGCAGTATATGACCTTGCCGTTATCGGTAGCCGACAGCGTGCGCGTCGTGCCGCTTTCGGTCAGAATGCCGCCGCTTTTAAGCTGGTAGCTGGTCGCCAGCATGTTGCGGGAGGCTTCCACATCGCGCGGGTTGGATGAGCCGTTGCCGATGTCGTAGGTGTTGTCAGCAACCGGAACCAGCGTGCCCGAAGCGTTCACACCCCACTTGCCGTTAAGATACGCGACACCGGTGCCCTTGGCGTTAAAGTTAACGTCGCTGTTGGCGTCAGACCCTGCCGCAGCAATGGTAACGCCGGAGATGTCGAGATAGGCCGTCGTAGGGCTGGTGCGAAGATTGGTGGCCGTCAGGCTAAGAGCCGATACCGCCCGGCCGGCAGTCAAATCCGACACCGCTACTTTGTCGGTGGTGCCTGACTGGACAATAGGCACAACTTCCGTACCGGCAAGCGGCGTAGTGGCAGCGGGCAGTGCGGAAATCTTTTTATCGGCCATTTTTCTACTCCAACAGCAACAGCCCGCCGTCCTCTTGGACGAGGTTGTCGCCAATTTCTGTCAGCAAGTTGCCCTGCACGGTCGCGTCTGCGTAGCCTGACAGGAAGCTGATGATGCTTCCCAGCCCGAGAGCGATGCCGTTACGAAGAGCGCCGCCGAACCCCACGGCTTAGTTCCGGTTGATCGGTTTGGCGTAGATCGTCCCGCCCGTAGACACCTGTACGGCGCTAACCCGCCACGGGGCGCCGGTGGTGTTGGTGGGCAGCACGAACGGGATCGGCGTAAACGGCGGGATCGGGGTGCTGGCGGTGGTGGCCACCGCGCCGACGCCGACTTCGACGTAGCAAGCCTGATCGGACCACACCACGACGCCCTGCGGGCCGGGGTTCCAAGCGGTCGTGTTTCCAGCGGTGCCCGTGTAGGCGACACTATAGGCCGGATAGTCGGTCTTGCTGCAAGGATTAAGA